CCATATGCTCTGATTTGTACTCGGAAATTTTTCATAGTGCCTTTCTTCTTTAGCATAAAAAAAGGGGGCTCGAAAGCCCCCTTCTTAATTAAAAGTTATTAGATTACGCTGCTCCTGGAGAACCGAACATACCTCTAGGGTCTGAGAATCCAAATGAATATCTCTCTCTAGCTTTGTATTTTACGTTTCCAGTTTCGAAATCACCTTCCATCGTTGTTTTTACTGGTGATCTAACGAACATTTTCATTCCGTTAGGCACATCAGTTTTGATGAAAAATGCATCTGTGTCAGTCAAATAGTGGTTAATTGAATATCCTTGCGGAATCATTCCCATATTTGCCAATGCGTTGATGTCATTGTCAGCTGTTCCAGTTCTGCCTTGAGACTTTAACAATCTCTCAGCTACGAATTGAAGCTCAGAAGGAATGATCATTTTCAATCCTCTTGCTGCAATTTTCAAACCTCTATCGTCTACGAACGCTGCGATGTCGATTAACGACTGCTCTAACGATGTCTCGTTAAGATCTGCTGCAGTTGCTAACTCATTTCTAAACGTTCCACCAGTGATTGGGTGGTCAGTAGCAAAAAGCTCCTTACCATCACCACCTGTGAAGTTTGAGTCAAACCCATTGTTTAACACGTTTGCTCCTTTAACTTGTTTCGCGTTAGCCATAGATCTAGCTAATGCTTTTGTATATCTAGACGCAAGTCTGTCATACAAATTATCTTCAATCGCTTCTTCAGTGATTGAGAAAGCTAAAGCAAGTGTTTCGTGAGTGTATCTAGCAGTAAAAGATTCAGTAGCTGAATCAAAGTTTACGCTTGTACCCTCAGGTTTTACCTGAGCGTTAGCGAAACCAGATAACATTACTTCTTCTTCAAAAGCTCTGTCAGAGTTTTCTACATCGTAGATCTGAAGATGCTCATCTGCGTAGTTTTTATATTCCAGGCCGAATAGTGCATTCAATCCTGGCTCTAGTTCTTTAACTAGTTGTGCTCTTGATATTGCCATAATATTATACTCCTATTCTATTATACGCCTGTTGTTAATTTAAATACGTGCTCACCTGTATTGAAAACGACATATGCGTTTACATTAGCTGAACTCGTATCACTGTTTTCGGGATCTGTTGAGATTCCGATTTGTTTGAAACCACCTGATGTTCCAGAAGTCGACGTGTCAATTTCTGAAGTCGATTGACCAGTGATTGTAGAACCTGAAGTTCCCACAAAGTCAAAAGCAGAATTGTTCATCGCCGCTGTCCCTGTACCATCGTGTTGTGCTTCAAACACAGTAAATGGATCAACGTGTACTGTAGCTTTTATATCAGAAGCATTTGTGCTTGCTGGGTAAAAAGCTTTAAACGTTGGCTTACTTGTTGATGGATCAGTAAAGAAACATCCACCGAAAACACCAACTTGTTGTGTGTCTCCAGCTGCTGCTTGCTCAATACCGCCACCCGCTACTGCTTCTACCACTTGACCTGTAAATATTGAAGTCCCGTGGTTTGCTGCTATAGCGTATTCTTCCGTTCTTAGTTCTCCACCTACAAGAGATCTTGTTGGTCTAAAACCGAACGCTGCGTCTTTGTTTGCCATAGTTTTATCCTTATTCTGTTTATGGTTTTACCCATAAACGGGTTAATGTTAATTCGTTGGTAGGGATTAACCCGAGAATCGTTAAAAAATTAACTTTTCTTTGTACCACCGAAGGTTACACGAGTCTGTCTATCACTATTGATAGGCATACTTGGATGCTGTTCCTTCATCAAATCGTTTTCTATCGCGTCTACTTTGTCTTTTGTTTGTTTTGCAAAATATTCTTTTCGCGACTCAACAATTTCTTCTGGTATCCTTGCCAGCAAAAGGCCGCCAACTCCGATCACGCCCTTGTATTTACCGTCTTGGACAGTTGGAAAATTTGATTCTGGGTATTGATCAGCTCTCACTAACTCATATCCAGATCTCAATTTAGCTGACATATTTGATGTATCATCAAATCCCATACTCTCAGCTCTTAACCATCTGTGTTTGTACCCATCCGGTGCAGGGGGTGCATCTAAAGATGATGGTGGAGTCCAAACTTTTTTTCGTTCTTCTTTAACTCTTGTTTGGCTCGCACGGGAAGTTCTTTTTTCGTTTTCATTACTCATATGCTTATACCTCCTTCGTGATATTTAATTGTTTCGCATATTCTTCTAGTGGCACACCTAATTTTTTAGCGATTGTAACTTGTGAGGGTGTGAGTCTCACTGTTTTGCGACCCGGGTTTACACTTCGCTTCGCTGAAGCTACTGTTTGTGTCGGCTTGGTCGTCACCTTATCTTCACTTTTAGCAAATTTATGTGGAAAGTCAATACGCATTCTTCTATCAATCTCCGCATAATATTCATCAGTGGAGGGGTCCATACCCTCTTCTTTAGTTAGTTTGTCGTGCAAATCAAACGCTGTATAAGTCATAGCGCTGTCTGTACCAAACCAAAGATTCTTTTCTGCCCATTCATTAGCTTTTGGATCTGATGGTGCAGTTTGAGGTTTAATAGCGTCTTCAAGAGTTTTTTCTTTAACTGGCTTTTGTTTACTTTCAGCTTCAGCTTTTTTCTTCATCATTTCAACTCTAGCTTCTTCTAAACCTAGTCTTGCTATTTCTTTTTGTGCTTGGATTTCAGCTGTTAAATCTCCAGCTTCTCTTGCTTTTGCAAGTTTAGCTGTCGCTGCTTCTAAACCAGAAGTAACTCTATTTTCCATAGCAGACATATAGCTTGGCTCCATAGTCGTTAATTTAGTTTTAGTTTTCTCAGCTTCTGCTTTAACTCCCTTTGCATATTCTAAAGCAGCTTCTTTTTGTCTTTCTGCTTCACGCATTTTTTTAGTAAGTTTAGCAATTCTTCTTTTTACACCTTCGCTGTAATCCTCTAATTCTTTCTTGTCCTCAGAACTTTTTTCTTCTTTAACAGGTTCTTTTTCTTCTTCTGTTTTTTGTTCTGGTTCTTTAACTTCTTCTTTTACTTCCTCTTTTACTTCTTCAACAATAACTTCATTGGAAGTATCTTTTTGTTCGGTCTGAACCTCTTGTTTTTTTTCTTCTGGTAAAGTCACATCTACTTCAGGTCCTGAATTATCTATGTCTACCATTTCGTTTGTTTCGTATTTTCTAGTTTCTGGCATAGTTTCTCCTTATTAATTATATGTGGTGAAGAACAGATTCAGGATTTTCTATGGTTCCTAAAACTTCATCATCGTTTAATAAACGGACTTCTCCACCTTCAATGGGTAATCTTGATCCTGCGTATCTTGCAAAAATAACCCATTGTCCTTTTTTGCACCACGGTCCTGTTGGAAATTTTTCTTTATCGTGATAGGCCAACGGTCCCATCTTTATTACATAACCACAATTTGTAGCTATTCGTAATTTTTCTAGTGATTCTTGCGCAATAATTATTCCACCTTTAGTTTTTTCTTTTGGTGTAAAAGGTAAAACTAAAAGTCTCCAGCCACTTGGCTCAGGCAACTGGTCTGTAACAGCTTTTATACTATCTGGATTTAGAGGTTCTTTTTCTTCTTGTGCTTTATACTTTTCTTCCAAAGCGTTTTTATGCTTTGGTATTTCCTTTGATGTCGATAACATTTCCTTGCTCATCTTGTTGCTCCTTATTTTCTAGCAGGTTAGAGATTTCCTGTAACAAGTACTGATATGTACGTGCCTGTCCTAACATATATTGATATTTTTCCATATTGTCAACCCCACCTGTAATCATAGTATCCCCAACAGCTTGAAGTCTATCTTTTAATATCTTTTGTAGTTTTGATACAATTACTAATCCGTCCATCTTTCCATTACCTTTATTTTTTCCTCTGCATCTACAATAACTTGTAGAAGTTTATCCATTTCATCCAAATGTTGAGGATGTTCACCTATGCCCACAGAGTTTTTAACATAGATGTTTAATGTAGCAATAGATTCTGCAATCTGTGCTTCATATCTTTTTTTAAGAGCGTTTAGTTTTTGATCTGTCACGTTTTTCTTCCTTTCCTGATTGATTCTTTACCTTTTTTAAATATGCTAGCCACCTTTGCCTTACCCATAACCTTGGCTCTCTGTTCACCAACCGTAAGAATTTGGATTTTTCTCGCAAAGGGTTTGTTGACTCGTTTAACCTTTGCCACAGTTTTACGAGCGTCCGTAGGGGTCGCAAACTTAATTCTAACAGTGTCTCTAGGATTTTCATCAGTGTATAATCTCCTCCCAGAACCTTTTGGTTTTTTACCTGTGCCTACTTTAGGATCTCTTTTTCTTCGCACCGATAACTCCTTTTAGAGTTTTAGCTTGGCCTGCGTGTAATTTAGAAGCTTTTTTTAAACCTTTAATTACACCTTTTATTTTTTTCTTTTTTCCGTTTTTTAACATTTCCATCTCCTTCTTGCCTGACGTAAACGTGAGTTTGGATCTTTCGCTGCTTTAGGAAATTTTTTCATTTGTCCTAGTGATCTTGCGCAGAATGATTTTCTACGTTTGGCAGCTTTTGATCCAGGTTTCACTTTTCCTGTCACGGCTGTTTTTAGTTTAGAACCGGGATTTAATTTTCTGTAGGCTTTGACACCGGCTCGAGTCATACCTGCTCCAGCCTTTGTAGGCCTGAAGTTCTTTTTATTTCTTGCAGGCATAGTGCCCTTAGAGAGATATCTTCTCATTACACCATACCTTTGTAGTATTTTTGATAACTTTTATTACCAACTTTTACACCACCTAAATCACCTTTTATGTGAGTTCCTTTATAATTTCTTTGTGCCTCTCTCACCATTTTCATACCTATAGAGCCACCATCTCTAGCTTTTTTTCTTGCAAATGTTTTTACGTTAGTTGGTTTAGGTCCCACATTGGCAGCTGCCCGTTTCCTGGCAACGGCAGATCTTCTCTGACCCTCTGACATTCTTCTCGCTTTCGCTAGAGGCACGCATTTTGGATACTTCCTCTTCGCGTCCGCTTTCTGTTTTGAACGGCCACACTTTGCAAAGGAACCATCTTTTCGCTTGCTCCCAATATCTACCCATTTTTGTTTGAACCATTTGTCTAAACCATTTTTTGACATTATCTTCTCGCTGCGCCAAAACCTTTAATTTGTATGCGACCACCATTTTTAAGGCCTTGTCTTTTTAATCTAGCAGTAGCTTCCATTAAACCACCTTTGGCTTTTTTACCTCTAAAATCTTTTCTTTTTAAACCAGATGGGTCTTTGATTTTACCTGCGCAAATTTTAGATGCGTAGGCATTAGCATAGGCGCTAGGGTACACCTTAAACTTACGTTTAGCTGCTGCTTTACCTCTTGGACATAATTTAGTCATTAAGACCTCGCTGTTTGTGCGGCTCTTCTAAAGTTTGCTGCAGTAGGTGCACCTTTTGCACCTTTTTTTCTCATTTTACCTCCACGTTTTCTTTTAGCGTGGATGTTTGCATACAAACCTTTTTTAGCCATTACTTGCCTTTTTTCATTTTGGCTTTTTTCTTTTTAGCCATTACGAATTTTCTAAGTTGTGGTGGTATAGAACCTTTTTTCATACCTGTTCTTTTTTTCATCATCATCATAGAACCGCCACCCATTTTCTTAACTCTTCCGCCCATTTTCATTTTTTTAGCTGAAGCAGCTGCAGATTTCATAGACTCAGTTTTGTTATTATCTTTGTCTAAATCTAAAAAATCAGGTTTAGATCCTTTCATCATAGTTTTTCTTTTCATCATACCGCCGCCCATTTTCTTAACACGGCCACCTTTCATATATCCTTTAGGTGTAACTTGTTTGTTGTATA